ATGAGGGGTGAGCAGGGCAAGATGACAATCAGCTTTTCGGGCGGCGGCGCGACCGATGCAGAGGTGCTGGCCGTTGTCGAGGGCCTGTTCCGCGAGGCGGCGATGGAACTTTACCGCACCATCACCGCAGTCCGGGCAGGGGAATTTACCGAGGTGAAATCCGCCCAGACAGCGATCCGCGATCTTCGCGCGACGGCGCTGCAGGTGCTGGAGGAAAGGGGCAAGGTTGACAAACTCCGCAAGCAGATTGCCGGCGAGGTCGGAGCCGGTGGGGCCCTCGATTTCGATGAGGCCAGAACTGAAATCGGGCGCCGCCTGGCTTGCCTCCGCGACGCCGGAGGCGGTGGATGAATTCCTGGGGGGGCTGAGCCAGAACGCGCTTTTGTCCTTGCCCTGGCTGTTCGAGTTCTGGGCGTTGCCGCACCAGTTGCCGCCCCGGGGGGCCTGGAAGACCTGGGTCATCATGGGGGGCCGGGGTGCGGGCAAGACGCGGGCGGGTGCGGAATGGGTGCGGGCGCAAGTCGAAGGGGCCGGGCCAGGCGATCCGGGCCGGGCGCGGCACGTGGCGCTGGTGGGTGAGACGCTGGACCAGGTGCGCGAGGTGATGGTGATGGGGGAAAGCGGGATTCTGGCCTGCTCTCCACCCGACCGGCGGCCGGATTGGCAGGCGACGCGGCGGCAGCTGGTGTGGCCGAACGGGGCGGTGGCGCAGGTCTTTTCCGCGCAGGAGCCCGAGGCCCTGCGGGGGCCCCAGTTTGATGCGGCCTGGGCGGACGAACTGGGCAAGTGGAAGAAGGGCGGCGAGGTCTGGGACCAGTTGCAGTTCGCGCTGCGGCTGGGCCGGAACCCGCGCCAGGTGGTGACGACGACGCCGCGCAATGTGGCCGTGCTGAAGGCGATCCTGAAGAACCCCTCGACCGTGGTCACCCATGCGCCGACGGAAGCGAACCGGGCCTACCTGGCCGAAAGCTTTCTGGCGGAAGTGCAGGCGCGCTATGGCGGCACCCGGCTGGGTCGGCAGGAGTTGGAGGGCGTGCTGGTCGAGGATCTGGACGGCGCCCTGTGGACCACCGCGATGCTGGAGGCGGCCCAGGCGGCGGGGCCGGTGGTGCTGAACCGGGTGGTGGTGGCGGTGGACCCGCCGGTGACCGCGACGAAGAAAAGCGATGCCTGCGGGATCGTGGTCGTGGGTGCGGATACGACGGGCGCGCCGAAGGACTGGCGCGCGGTGGTGCTGGAGGATGCCAGCATCAGCGGTGCCAGCCCCGAAGGCTGGGCCCGCGCGGCCCTGGCGGCGATGGAGCGGCACGGGGCCGAACGGCTGGTGGCCGAGGTGAACCAGGGCGGCGATCTGGTGGCGCAGATGGTGCGGATGATCGATCCGATGGTGCCGTTCCGGGCGGTGCATGCGACGCGGTCCAAGATGCTCCGGGCCGAACCCGTGGCGGCCTTGTACGAACAGGGCCGGGTCGCCCATGCCCGGGGCCTTGGCGCGCTGGAGGACCAGATGCTGCGCATGACGGCGCAGGGCTGGCAGGGGTCTGGCTCTCCGGACCGGCTGGATGCCCTGGTCTGGGCGCTGACCGACCTGATGCTGGCGCCGTTGCCGGATGCGCGGCCCAGCGTGCGGTCGCTTTAGGCGGCTTAGGGACTTTTCGGATCATATGGCCCGGTGCGTCGGGCAGCCCGGGATCGGGCGGGATTTGCCCCCGGCATGAAGGAGCGCAAGGATGGTGTTCGATTTTCTGCGAAAGGCGCCCGCATCGGTGCCCGAGCGCAAGGCAAGTGCGGTGGGCCGGGTGATCGCCTGGGGCGGTGCGGGCCGCGTGGCCTGGAGCCCGCGCGACACCGCCAGCCTGACGCGGACGGGGTTCCAGGGCAACCCGGTGGGGTTCCGCGTGGTGCGGCTTATCGCCGAGGCTGCGGCGGCTTTGCCTCTGGTGTGCCAGACCACCGAACAGCGGTTCGAGACGCATCCGGTGCTGGACCTGATCAGCCGTCCGAACGGCGGGCAGGGCCGGGCCGAGTTTCTGGAGGCGGTCTATGGCTACCTTCTGCTGTCCGGGAACGCCTATGTCGAGGCGGTACCGGGTGTCGGCGCGGTGCCGGGCGAGCTGCATGTGTTGCGGTCGGACCGGATGAACCTGGTGCCGGGGGCGGATGGCTGGCCGGTGGCCTATGACTATACGGTGGGCGGGCGGGCGCATCGGTATGACGTGAGCGGGGCCATAAGCCCGATCTGCCATCTGAAGACCTTTCACCCGATGGACGACCACTATGGCTTTTCGCCGATGCAGGCGGCGGCGGTGGCGGTGGATGTGCATAACTCCGCCTCTGCCTGGTCGAAGGCCTTGCTCGACAATGCCGCGCGGCCTTCGGGGGCGATCGTCTACAAGGGGGCTGATGGGGCTTCGTCGCTGTCATCCGACCAGTATGACCGGCTGGTGAGCGAGATGGAGGCGCACCACCAGGGCGCGCGGAACGCCGGGCGGCCGATGCTCTTGGAAGGCGGCCTGGACTGGAAGCCGATGGGGTTCAGCCCTTCGGACATGGAGTTCCAGAAGACCAAGGAGGCGGCGGCGCGGGAGATCGCGATTGCCTTTGGCGTGCCGCCGATGCTGCTGGGGATTCCGGGGGATGCAACCTATTCCAACTATCAGGAGGCGAACCGGGCGTTCTATCGGCTGACGGTGCTGCCGCTGGCGACCAAGGTCATGGCGGACCTGGCGCATTGGCTGTCAGGCTTTGCCGGTGAGGCGGTGGACCTGAAGCCCGACCTTGACCAGGTGCCCGCGCTGGCATCGGAACGCGACCAGCAATGGGCGCGGGTGGCGGCGGCGGAGTTCCTGACCGAGGCGGAAAAGCGGATGCTTCTGGGCCTGCCGAAGCTGGCAGAGCCGGAATGACGGCGCGGCGCGGCGAATCCGGCTCGCGCTTTGTCTATGACAGTTTCGATGCGGCGGCAGCGCGGATCGAGGCGAACGAACGGGTCGCCGAGGAGCGCTGGGCGGGGCTTGGTTACCGGCTGGGGCTGATCGAGGCGACGCTCGAGCGGCTGGAGAAACGGATCTGGATCGGCGTCTACGGTGTGGCGGCGTTCCTGTTGGCACAGATGGCCGAGACGGTCATCCAGGCAGCGATGAGGTGAGGCGATGAGCGAATTTGGCGCGCCCGAGCGCAAGTTCCACCGGCCCGAGGCGGGGCTGGTGATGGCGGACGGGCAGGTGGTGCAGGGCTATGCGTCGCTGTTCGGCAAGACCGACCAGGGCGGCGACGTGGTCCAGAAAGGCGCCTATGCGGCCAGCCTCAAGCGGCTGGCGGCGCGGGGGGGCCGGGTCAAGATGCTGTGGCAGCATGACCCTGGCCAGCCCATCGGTGTCTGGGACGAGGTGCGCGAGGATCAGGCGGGTCTGTGGGTCAAGGGGCGCATCCTGCCTGAGGTGGACAAGGGCCGCGAGGTTGCGGCGCTGGTTCAGGCCGGGGCGATCGACGGGCTGTCCATCGGCTATCGCACGGTGAGGGCCGAGCGGGACGGCAAGGGGCGGCGCCTGTTGTCGGAGCTGGAGCTTTGGGAGGTGTCGCTGGTGACCTTCCCGATGCTTCCCGAAGCGCGGGTCGCGGCCAAGGCCGAAGCGCCGGACGACAGCTGGCGCCACATCGCGGCGATCTTCGAGGAGGCGCGGCGCGGTCTGGCGCGGCGCTGACCCCCTCACCCCCATCCCCTCTCCCCAAATGGGAGAGGGGAGGCGCGGGACGGCCCGCGTCGGCACTGGTTGCAACCGAAAGGAAGGACGATGACCGAGACAAAGGCTCGGGCCGGGGAAGGTTTGCCCGTGGCCCAAACCCCGGCCGAAGAGGCCAAGGCCGCCATGGCGGGCTTCCTGAAAGACTTCACCGGCTTTCAGGACGAAGTGAAATCCACGCTGAAACATCAGGAAGAGCGACTGACCATGCTGAACGCAAAGACGATGTCCTATGGCCGCCCGGCGCTTTCGGCCCGCGCGGAGGTTGAAGCCCCGCATCAGAAGGCGTTCAACGCCTATCTGCGGTCGGGCGATGACGATGGCCTGCGCGGCCTGACCCTGGAAGGCAAGGCGATGTCGACCGCCGTGGCCGCCGATGGCGGCTATCTGGTCGATCCGCAGACGGCAGACCGTATCCGGTCGATGCTGTTCGCGACTTCGTCCCTGCGGTCGGTGGCGAATGTGGTGCAAGTCGAGGCGACCTCGTTCGACGTGCTGGTCGACCGGTCGGAGGTCGGTTCGGGCTGGGCCACGGAAGCCGCCGCCACCACCGAGACCGCGACGCCGATCATCGAGCGCATCTCGATCAAGCTGCATGAGCTGGCGGCGATGCCGAAGGCCTCGCAGCGCCTGCTTGACGACAGCGCGTTCGACGTCGAGGGCTGGCTGGCCGAGAAGATCGCCACCCGCTTCATCCGCGCCGAGGCGGCTGCCTTCATCAACGGTGATGGCGTGGACAAGCCGAAGGGGATCCTGCTGCCGACCAAGGTTGCGAATGCGTCCTGGGTCTGGGGTCAGATCGGCTATGTGCCGACGGGCGCGGCGGCGGACTTTGCCACCACCAACCCGGCGGATTGCATCGTCAACCTGGTCTATGCGCTGGGCGCGGATTACCGGGCGAACGGGGCCTTCGTGATGAACTCGAAGACCGTCGGCGCGGTGCGCAAGATGAAGGACCTGGATGGCCGCTTCCTGTGGTCGGATGGTCTGGCGGCGGGCGAGCCTGCGCGTCTGATGGGCTATCCGGTGGTCGTGTCGGAGGACATGCCGGACGTGGCGGCGAACGCCTATCCGATCGCCTTCGGTGACTTCCGCGCCGCTTACACCATCGCGGAGCGCCCGGACCTGCGCATCCTGCGCGACCCGTTCAGCGCCAAGCCGAACGTCCTGTTCTATGCCAACAAGCGCGTCGGCGGTGACATCACCGACTTTGCGGCGATCAAGCTTCTGAAAGTCGCTGTGTCCTGATGACCTGGGCCCGGTTCCTGCGGGAGCCGGGCCGACCCCGTGCCCCCATGACCCGGCCACTGGCGGAGAGCAGATCATGATGTTGACCGAAGAAACGCCGGTGCCGTCCTTGGCGCTGCCGGTGGAAGAGATGAAGGATCATCTGCGGCTGGGGTCCGGCTTTGCCGAAGACGGGCTGCAGGATGGGTTGATCGAGACCACCCTGCGAGCGGCTTTGGCCGCGATCGAGGGGCGGATCGGCAAGATGCTGTTCGAGCGGCGCTTCCTCTGGGTGCTGGAGGCCTGGCGCGACGCAGAGCAGGCGCTGCCGGTGGCGCCGGTCACCGCGATCGTCAGCGTGACTCTGGTCGATGCGGCGGGGGGCGAGGCGGTGGTGCCTGCGGGGGCTTATCGGCTGATCCCGGATCTGCATCGCCCGAAACTGGCGGGGCGCGGCGGGGCACTGCCGGCGATCCCCTGCGAGGGGCTGGTGAAGGTGGTGTTCGACGCCGGGTTCGGTGCGGCCTGGACCGACGTGCCGGTGGACCTGCGGCAGGCGGTGCTGCTTCTGGCCAGCGAATATTATGAACATCGGCATGACGATGGCGCGCAGGGCGCGGGGCTGCCCTTTGGCGTGGTCACGCTGATCGAGCGGTGGCGGACTGTCCGGCTGTTGGGGGGCAAGGCATGAAGGCCCCGCATCTGAACCGGGCTCTGGTGCTGGAGGGCGTGGTTCGCACCCCCGACGGCGCGGGCGGCTACACCGAGGCCTGGGCGGCCCTGGGCACGCTGTGGGCCGAGGTCAGCCCCGGGTCGGGCAATGACGTGTTGGGCGAAGAGCGGATGCTGTCGGCGGTGCCTTACCGGATCGTGGTGCGGGGCGCGCCGGTCGGGTCGGCCAGCCGCCCGCTGGCCGGGCAGAGGCTTCGCGAGGGGACGCGGCTGTTCCTGATCCAGGCGGTGACCGAGCGTGACCCGCAGGGCCGCCATCTGACCTGTTTCGCCCGCGAGGAGGTGCCGAAATGAGCTATGCAGCAGCCCCAGCGTTGCAGACGGCGGTGTTCCAGCGGCTGACGGGCTGGCCCGCGCTGGCCGCGGTCGCGATCTTCGACGCGGTGCCCCCGGCGGCGACGGGGACATTTGTGCTGGTCGGCCCGGAAGAGGTGCGCGACCAGTCGGACAAGTCCGGCGCCGGGGCGGAACACCAGCTGGTGATCAGCGTGATCACCGATGCGACGGGGTTCCTGTCGATCAAGACCATTGCTGCGGATGTTTCCTCGGCCTTGATCGACGCGCCCCTGGTGCTGACGCAAGGCGCCTTGGTCAGCCTTCTGTTCCTGCGGGCCAGTGCCCGACGGATCGAGGAAGGCGAGACGCGGCGGATCGACCTGACCTTCCGGGCGCGCATCGCGTTGTGACCGGCCCCTCACCCCCGGCCCCTCTCCCCAAATGGGAGAGGGGGGCGCGGGACGCAACCTTTCAGCTTTTGACGGAGAACGGACATGGCTGTGCAAAGCGGCAAGGACCTGTTGATCAAGATCGACCAGACCGGGGACGGGCAGTTCGTCACCATCGCTGGCCTCAGGGCCACGCGGATCAGTTTCAACGCCGAGCAGGTGGATGTGACGAGCCTGGAGAGCGCGGGCGGCTGGCGGGAATTGCTGGCGGGGGCGGGGGTCAAGTCGGCCCAAATCTCCGGCTCGGGCGTGTTTCGGGATGAAAACACCGATGAGCGCGCGCGGGCCGTGTTCTTCAACGGCGAGATTCCGGATTTCCAGGTGGTGATCCCGAGCTTTGGCGTGATCGAAGGGCCGTTCCAGATCACCGCCATCGAGTACTCGGGCAGCCACAATGACGAGGCGAGCTATGAGATGGCGATGGCCTCGGCAGGCGCGCTGACCTTTACGGCGCTGTGATGGCGAACCCCTGGGCGGGCGAGGTGGCGATTGTCCTGGATGGGCAGCGCCATGTGGCGAAGCTGACGCTGGGCGCATTGGCGGAGCTGGAGGCGGCGCTGGAGACGGGGTCGCTGATCGACCTGGTCGAGCGGTTCGAGGAACGGCGGTTTTCGACGCGGGACGTGCTGGCGCTGATCGTGGCGGGCCTGCGGGGTGGCGGCTGGCAGGGCACGGCTTCGGACCTGTTGCGGGTGGAAATCGGCGGCGGGCCGGTCGAGGCGGCGCGGGCGGCGGCAGAGCTTCTCGCCCGGGCGTTTTCGCTGCCGGGCGAGGCATGAGCATCGACTGGCGCGGCCTTTTGCAGGCGGGGCTGCACGGGCTGGGGCTGGAGCCCCGGGTGTTCTGGGGCCTGACCCCGGTGGAGTTGAAGATCATGCTGGGGCGGGAAGGGCTGGTCCCGCCCCTGACACGCGCGCGGCTGGCGGAACTGGCGGCGGCGTTTCCCGACGTAACGAAGGAGGAGCGCGATGGCGGAAATCGGGACGATGCAGGAGCAGCTTCAGGCGCTGGAGGCGCAGCTGGGGTCATCCGTGTCGATGGTGGCGGCGTTTGATGGCGAGCTTGCCCGAATGCGGGAGACAATGGTGTTCACCGGGCGCGAGGTGAACACGCTGTCAAGCGGGATCAGCGGGGGCTTGCGCAAGGCGTTCGATGGCCTGGTGTTCGACGGCATGAAGCTGAACGACGCGCTGAAGTCGGTCGCGAACACGATCGTCGACACGGTCTACAACATCGCGCTGAAGCCGGTGTCGGGCGCCCTGGGCGGGTTTTTGGCGCAGGGGCTGGCGGGGGTGATGGGGGCGGGGATGCCCTTTGCCCAGGGCGGCGCCTTTGCCCAGGGCAAGGTGATGCCCTTTGCGCGCGGCGGGATCGTGTCGGCACCGACGAGCTTTGCCATGCGCGGCGGGCGCGGGCTGATGGGCGAGGCGGGGCCAGAGGCGATCATGCCCCTGGCGCGCGGCCCGGATGGGCGGCTGGGCGTGCAGGCGGGGGGCGGCAGGCCGGTGACGGTGGTGATGAATGTCTCGACGCCTGACGTCCAGGGCTTTCAGCGCAGCCAGAGCCAGCTTGCCGCCCAGGTGGGGCGCGCCTTGGCGCGCGGTCAGCGCAACCGGTGAGGATGAACCATGGCCTTTCACGAGATACGTTTTCCGGCCAACCTGAGCTTTGGGTCGGTTGGCGGCCCCGAACGGCGAACCGAGATCGTCACCCTGGCGAACGGGTTCGAGGAGCGCAACAGCCCCTGGGCGCATTCGCGCAGGCGGTATGACGCGGGGCTGGGGCTGCGGTCGCTGGACGATGTGGCGACTTTGATCGCCTTCTTCGAGGCGCGGGGCGGGCAGTTGCATGGGTTTCGCTGGAAGGATTGGTCGGACCACAAGTCCTGTGCGCCCGGCTCTGATCCCGGGCCGCTGGACCAGCCTTTGGGGCTGGGGGATGGGGTGACGGCGGTGTTCCAGGTGCAGAAAACCTATGTCTCGGGTCTGCAAAGCTATGTCCGACCGATCCGCAAGCCGGTGTTGGGGACCGTTACCGTCGCCGTGGCCGAGGACCCGAAGGTCGAAGGGCTGGAGTTCAGCGTCGATGCCGAAACCGGGCTGGTGACCTTTGTGGTGCCGCCCGCCCTGGGTACGCGGATCACGGCGGGGTTTGAGTTCGACGTGCCGGTGCGGTTCGATACCGATGCCATCCAGACCTCGGTCGCTTCGTTCCAGGCGGGGGATGTGCCCAATGTGCCGGTGGTGGAGATCCGGCTGTGAGCGCCCTTTACGCGCACCTCGCGCGGGGGGTGACCACGGTCTGCCGGGCCTGGGTGGTGACGCGGCGGGATGGTCTGGTGCTGGGGTTCACCGACCATGACCTGCCCTTGATCGTTGACGGGGTCGCCTGCCGGGCCGACAGCGGGATGACCGCGCGGGCCTTGCAGCAGACGACGGGGTTGTCTGTCGACAACTCGGAGGCGGTGGGGGCCCTGAGCGATGCGGCGATCACCGAGGCCGACCTGATCGCGGGCCGGTTCGATGGTGCCGAGGTGCGGTCTTTCCTGGTGAACTGGGCTGCGCCAGAGGAGCGGGTGGAACTGTTCCGCGGCAGTCTGGGCGAGATCACGCGCGGCGGCGGCGGCTTTGCGGTGGAGTTGCGGGGGTTGAGCGAGGCGCTGAACCAGCCGCAGAGCTTTGCCTATCAGCCGGCCTGCTCGGCCGTCTTGGGCGATGCGCGCTGCCGGTTCGATCTGGCAACGCCGGGCTATCGGGTCGAGGTGGCGGTGGACCGGGTCGAGGAGAACCGGCGTTTTGACTTTGCCGCCTTTCCGGTGTTCGAGGATCGCTGGTTCCAGGATGGCCGGGTCGAGGTGCTGACCGGGCTTGCCGCAGGTCTGGTCGGGGTGGTGAAGACCGACCGCCGAGAGGGGGAGGGGCGCCGGGTGGAACTGTGGCAGTCCTTCCAGGCGGATGTGGCGCCGGGTGACATGCTGCAGATCACGGCGGGCTGCGACAAGGCGGCGGCCACCTGCCGGGTCAAGTTCGGGAACTTCCTGAACTTCCGGGGCTTTCCGCATATTCCGGGCGAGGATTGGCTGGCCTCCTATCCGGTGTCCGACCGCGCCAACCGGGGCGGATCGCTGGTGCCGTCATGACCCTGGAAGAGCGCGTGGTGCGCGAGGCGCGGGGCTGGATCGGCACGCCCTATCTGCACCAGGGGTCCGCCCGGGGGGCGGGAACCGATTGCCTGGGCCTGTTGCGCGGGGTCTGGCGGGCGGTCATGGGGGCAGAGCCGGAAGGCCTGCCGCCCTATACCCCTGACTGGGCCGAACCCGCGCGGGACGAGGTGCTGCTGGCCGCCGCCGGACGCTGGCTGGTGGCAAAGCCCCTGCACCTGGCTGACGTGGGCGATGTGCTGGTGTTCCGGATGCGGGCGAGCGGGATCGCCAAGCATCTTGGGATACAGTCGGCAATCGGCGACCGGCCCGCCTTCATTCATGCCTATTCGCAGCATGGCGTGCTGGAAAGCCCGCTGTCCGCGCCCTGGCACTGCCGCATTGCGGCACGTTTCACCTTTCCGCAAGGAGCCTGA